GGATTTTTTTTAAACTAAAGGAACAATCATGAAAACAGAAATCGAAACAATCATTTATACCGAAGATGGCGTTAGAGTATCAGTGTCTGAGTGGGATGACACTGGTGTTTGGATGGGCTTACAAGCTAGTCACGGTTCTTTTAACATGACTTTGACAAAGGCCGAGGCAGAGCAGTTGTTGGTCGGTTTGCAAGCTGTATTGGCCAAAGAGGTGACAGCATAAATAACCTTACAGTTGCGTAGGTTATTAACTTTGAGTTAAGATAGCATCACTGCAATAAAGCAGGTTACCTGAAAGAAACGAAATGACTAAACCAAGCGATTTTAAATTCCAAATTAACTTAGATGGCCACATCGTGGCATATGACGTATGCAATGACGGCTACGGCGAATACTTTGACATATTCGTGTTTGACCCCTCTGGAACCAACGTCACTTATGACTTGCATGCATATGATCTTGAGAAATTCGAAGACTTTGCAAAGGGTGATTACTACAATCACGCTGACGAAATGACAGCCGCTTACTTGTACGACATTTAATCAGGTTAACAATCATGAAAAAGTTTTTATTGAAAATATTTTATGGTAGCCAACTTGCTGAAACAGTTGTGTTCGATAACTTGAGGGATGCTGAAGAGGAAATGCATCGCGCAAAGCAAAATGGGAATAGATACGACCCTTGTGAATATTTCATTGAAGAACAAATCATTTAAAAAGGAACCAATCATGAAAGAAAACGAAACAATCATCAAAACGGTAGATGGTGTGCGAGTATCATTGTCTGATTGGAATGAGGGGGGTGCTTGGCTGAGTCTACAGCACAGCCATGGATCCAATTTTGTGGTATTCACAAAGGCCGAGGCAGAAAAGTTGTTGGCAGGCTTACAGGCGGTTTTAGAAAATCACGAAGAGGTTGTTGACTAACCATTAACAGTCGATTAAAATATCGAGTCATGGAGGCCATTAAAAAGGAGACCGACCATGACCACCTACACAATTCATTTGCCGAGTTCGGAAGAGACTCAGGCGCTCAAGTCAGAGATTTCTGAGTTGCGTAAACTGCTCATTGAATATGAGGCAGACGCAAGACGAAAGGCAGAATTGCTCAGTCGGTTCCACAAAGAGCCGCTTCCTGATGACCGAGTCTATGCCCTTTACAGACATAGTTTAGATTGGCGGCAATTGGCCAGAGACATTGAGAAGGAGCATGGAGTGGGGGAAACAGTATGATTCAAGTTTATCTTTGGGTGATTGCTGTTTTGACTGCTTTTGTACTAACAATTGCTTGTTTTTTTAGTGTTTGGTCATTTTTTGATGGATACAGAGATGAATAACACAACGTCACGTGAAGAAGACGAAGAGTTCGAGCGCATGGTACGCCGCCTAGACTGGGCAGAACACATACTGACAAAGTGTGCATTGAAATCAATAGATGAGCCAACAAAAGAGTGGGTAGGTCTAATGGATGAAGACATGAAAGATCCAAGAACTCACAACTTTGATTTTATTCAAGGCGCAAGGTGGGCAGAAGCCCTACTCAAGGAACGCAACAAATGACTACTAAAGAACTAACCAAGCCGCCGACAAAGACATACAGATCTAAGGTCATGAGCCAAAAGACAGTAGACGTAAAAGAAACAAAGGCACCTAAACTAAAGGTACCAACAGTAGAAGACATAGAGTCTACAAGTATGGACTGGATGAACTGGGTAGAGTATGCTCAAAGCCGCATCAGGTACTTGGAGAATAAGTTAGCAAATGCTAACGAAACAATTGAAGAGCAAAAAAAGAACATTAGCAGACTTAACACAAGAATTATGCAAGGTTAAAATAGAAGTTAGTAAGTACTAATTTATCTACAGTAGTTTAATCTGAGGGGAATTGATATGAGTGTAGGTAAGAAGAGTGGTGGTAGGGTATCAGGAACGCCCAACAAGGCGACATCTGATGCTAGACAGGCCATAGCCTCATTTGTTGATGGAAACGCTCACAGGCTCACTGAGTGGCTCGACAGGGTGGCCAATGGAATCGTCACTGAGGATCATCAGACGGGTGGGGAGAAGTATATTGTGGCACCCAATCCTGCCAAAGCCTTTGATATGTTCCAAAGCGTGGTTGAGTACCATATTCCTAAGTTAGCGCGTACTGAGTTAGTTGGAGATCCTGACAGTCCAGTGGTGCATGAGCACAGGCTGAAGGCCAAGGAACTTATGGACGAAGTGATGAAAAACATAGAAATGAAGACATGAGTGATGCGTTCGCATTGCTATCGGATCCTAAGGTTCAAGAGGCTTTTGAGAGTTTAGATGCTGTAGATCAGATAGCTTATGCTCGAAGACTTCAGTGGCTACAGAAACAACACAAGCACCAAAAGCTCCCTCAGGGTGATTGGTGGAATATTTGGTTATTATTGGCAGGCCGTGGAGCAGGTAAGACTAGAACGGCGGCAGAGCAGATTTGGTGGTGGGCTTGGACTGAGCCTAATAGCAGATGGTTGTGTGCAGGGCCAACTTCGGCAGACGTTAGGGGTACTATGTTCGAGGGTGAGTCAGGACTAGTTGCTTGTATCCCCCAAGCAATCATACAAGACTACAACAGAGCCTACAGCGAGATTAAACTGATTAATGGTAGTCTGATCAAGGGGGTGCCTGCATCGGAGCCTGAGCGGTTTCGTGGAGGTCAATATCATGGTTGTTGGGCAGATGAGCTTGCCGCTTGGGACTACATTCAGGACGCTTGGGATCAGATCATGTTCTCAGTGCGCTTGGGCAACAGAACTAAGATCATTGCCACCACCACCCCAAGGCCAAAGGATTTGATTGTCGAACTGGTGGGGCGTGACGGTGACGATGTGATGATGACCACCGCATCGACCTACGACAACATTGCCAACCTAGCGCCAAGCTTTCAAAAGCAGATCCTTCAGTATGAGGGAACCAAACTCGGCAAGCAGGAGATCTACGCCGAGATTCTCGATCCTGAAGACACTGGAATCATCAAGCGCTCTATGTTCAGACTGTGGCCAGACCGCAAGGAATTCCCCAAGTTCGAGTACATTGTTCAGTCTTATGACTGCGCCTACACTGACAAGACGGTCAATGACCCAACCGCTTGCATCACCTTTGGGGTATTTAAGCCCACCGATGGCCCCATGAGCGTCATGGTGATCGATTGTTGGCAAGACCGCCTACAGTACCCAGATCTACGCCCAAAGGTCAAAGAGGAGTTTGAGGTGGTCTTTGGCGAGGGCAAGGACAAGAAACGTGTGGACTTGATTCTGGTGGAGGACAAGTCAGCAGGCATAAGCTTGATCCAAGACCTGCAAAGGGCGCATTTGCCTGTTCGAGCTTATAACCCCGGTCGCGCTGACAAGACCCAACGACTCAACATTGTGTCCAATCTCATTGCAATGGGTCGAGTCTGGATTCCTGAGTCAAGTAAAACTAAAGGTTACGTTAAGGACTGGGCTGAGGGCATGGTAAGCCAAGTGTGCAGTTTCCCTGAAAGCGCACATGATGATTACGTGGACGCAATGACTCAGGCGCTCAGGTACCTCAGGGACGCAAGATGGCTAGACATTGATGGGCCTGCACCTGAGGCTTGGGACATGGAAGATTATGTGGATTCGGGTAGGTCAACAAAGGCAGTCAACCCTTATGCTCAATAAAGTGTTGACAAGTGTTGATAGGCTTGATTACAATAAAAGCGTTGCAGTCGCGTGCAATGAAGTGAGGCCATTTAATGATGTATCTTGCCCTCGAAAAGAGGGACGCGACCAAGGTGCATCGTTAAGTGGCTTTTTTATTGACCGACTCAACCCTCAGGGCGGGTTAGCTAATGGTCTATGGTTTCGGACGCACCCAAAGAAGAGATTGCGCTTACTGGCAAGACGGCGCGTGAACTTGCAGACGGTATCACAGGAACAGAGCAGATGGGTGATTTTGGCGACTGACCCCCGTAAGGTGGTGCTCTGGAAATTGAAGTCTGACCTTATGGGTGCAGTAGTCTTTAAAAGATGGCTGAAGTTGGATGGGGATCATCCACTCGTCTTGCCCTATTGTCTAAACAAAATAGACTCAGAGCAAAACAGTAGGCATAATGTAGGCATTTCCACCTTACGAGGTCAACATGGCTGACGAACTAAAGGCATCGCCGCAAGAGCCAATTACTGGCGCATTAGCAAAAGCGCTCGGATGGATGGCACATCCTACTGTTGATGGCCACGAGATAAAACCCCACTTGAACTTACCAAGTCTTTTGTTGCCACTGGAGTCTGGAGCCAAGTTCTTTGAGAATCGCTCTTATGGCAAGCCCTATACAACTGGAGCAGGCGGTCTAGGCGGTACTCAGAACCTAGCGCCTGATGTGCGTGACTTTGCCATGGATGTGGCACCTTATGCGCCTGATGTAGCTAGATTGGCAGGCAAGGGCGCTAAAGCCATTGGTAAGGGTGTAGGCGAGGCCATGTCACAGTTTGCCCCATCAGGCTCTGGGCCTAAGACGTTGGCCTCACAAGTTGGTGCTATCAAACCTAAGGGTGGCAATTGGTTTAAAGACGAAGTTGAGAATAAATTGGAAAGGTTAAAGTTTAACAATAGGGAAATTAATCCATCACTTTTTGAAGGATTTGAGCAGTCAGCAAAAGATCCAACTGATCCTTTGCAAGAAAGATCAATTAGAAGATTGCGTGAACATAATGATGAAATTGCCCTTAATAACTGGGTAGATAAGAATCTAACCAATTACGTTAAAAAAGAATTGGGAACTCCTGAAGACCCAGTTCGTTTAGCTATTGATAGTCGTGTTGCTGAAGCAAATAAGAAATTTAAAGTAGATATGGATAGGGCTAACAAAGTTGCCCAAAGAGCCAAAGAAGAAACAGATCCTAGAAGACAAGCAAACTTTCAACGTGAGGCCAATAGATTAACTGCTGAGGCCAATAATAATTTAGAGTTAGGTATTAAACACTCTTCTCACTTGCCTCATGATCCAGATTACTTTACTTCTGAAGATATAAAATCATTGGGGGAAAGTCGAAAGGAACAAGGATTTCCTGCTGAAGGCATGGGTAAGTCTGATGAGGCCAAAGCATATGAAATGCTTGCAGACACTTCTATTTATCCTCTAAAAGCAAGAAGTTTTCAAGAACTACCTGAAAGGGTTGCTCAGGCAGAACTGGCTAAAAAAGAAGCAGAACAAGCAAAAATAAACTTAGATGCAAAACTTACAAAACATTTAGAAAGCAAGCTTACTGGCGTAACTGATCAGCAAATAAAAAATCTTGTTAATGGAATGGGATTTACCGAAAAAGAACAAATGATTGGTGATGATTCTGTTACTAAAGCATACCAAAAGCTACACGCATTACAATCTCCTACTGACGATTACAAATTAAAACGGTTGGAAAATAACCCATACATAAACAAGCTTGCACCTGACACCAATATTTATTCAGCCCAAACAGGTGACCTTGGTTTTGATCACATCATAGATGTACTTAAAGAAGACTTAGCTAGTGGTCGTTTAACGTCTGAAGAGTTAAAGAACATCAGCATGGAACAAGCAGTACGCAAGACTGCTGACTATGATTTGGCATTGGCTAAGAAGATGCAAGAGGCTCAGGCCAAGAATCTTGAGAGCATGACTGTTCACAAAGAATATCCTGAAGGAATGAAGTGGGTACAGCTAGATAAGCCGGGCCAGTTCTCAGCAGAGTCTAATGCTATGGGGCACTCTGTAAGGGGCTATGAGCCACCACAAGGCCATCTTGACTGGATACCTGAGTCGGGTGATTCGGGCAGTCTTGGCTATGGTCATGGTGGTTGGGAGGCCATCAAGAGTGGCAAGGCCAAGGTTTACTCATTGGTTGACCCCAAAGGTAATCCACATACAACGGTTGAAGTTGCTAGTGGTAGACATCCAATTGGATATGGTTTTAAAGGTGCAACTAATGAATTTCCAGAAAATTTTGATTACAACTTAAATTTTGATGAGGGCTATCCTCGTCCAACACTAGAACAAAAGCAAGCTATTTTAAATCGAGCAAAAGAACTATACAGTAAAAATCCTGCCAAACTGCTCGGTGGCAGGCTAGAAAGAATGGATGCATTTCAAAAAGCGTCTGATGAAGTATTAGGATTACTTCCTGCTGAAATAACCCAAATCAAAGGCAAAAGTAATGCCAAGCCAGTAGATACATACATTCCATATGTCCAAGACTTTGTAAAGTCAGGCAATTGGAGTGATGTAGGTGATTTGCACAATACTGATCTTACAAAAATTTATCCTGAAAGCGATTTAGCNAAAAGTCTTGCTCAAAAAGGTATAAGTGTTCCTTCGTATACAACATCAGAAGAACTGACCAATTTGTTAAAACAAGCTGAAGTTGGTTCATATCGAGATGCAAGTAAAGGTAAAACATGGATTAATGATGAGCAT